GTTTAAAAGTGTCTTGTAATCAGAATAAGGAGCAGTATCTATGTCACCATTTCCAACTATTGTTGTAAACTTATCATAGAGTTTTGTTCCTAAATAATTTTGAATATTTATTTGCTGACTAATCTTAATGAACTGAATAAATTTATCTGTATCCACATTCCCATCGAGAATAGAATTGCGAACTAAATCTGTCCTATTTATGAATAATACTGTTGCCATTTTTATTTACGTTTAAATCCCATCTTATCCCAATAGGCTTTGGTGTAACCTTCATACTTCATATCGATAGGAGCGACAGGAACTAATTGCTCATTTACAGGAGCTCTAAAGCCTTTTGACCTAGCTTCCTTTGTAGTTACCTCAGTTCTCTTTTTAACTCCCTCTGTGAGCATATATGTCTTTCTAAACCACTTGTGATGACACCTTGCTCCACCTTTATATAACCAAATGGAATAAGTAGCTGAACCACCTACTCCAAAACCTGCATTTACAGGCTTATTAGATAAGGCAACAATATCTTCTTTTCGATATATTTTTTTAGCTGCAACCATTTTATCACAAAACTTTCTAGAATCAGATTGCACTTTTAAAGGTGCGTATTGATAACGAACTAAAAAAGTCAAATTCTCATCTTGCTTAGTTCCTCCATCTTGTTCTGAATCCCTTGCCCAAGGCATCGCTCTACCTGTACTTACTAGGTTTGTTATTTTCTTTAATAAAGATGGCTTATTTAGTTCTTCTATTTTAGAATCAAATTCATCATCATTATCATAATCAACTTCCGAAACATCTATTAAGTCATATTTTTCTAAAAGTTCATCTTCACTTTCTCCTAAAGATAAAAATTCATCTAATGCTTCATCGTGTGTCTCGCAAGGCATATAATAAATAATTCCATCTTCTTCGTGTTCGTGATAACCTTCACAACCCATCTTTTCAGCTTCAGCAATAGCTTCTTCTTTTGTTTCGTAAACAGTTTTGTTGTCTATCTTTTTTAATGACATCTGTATTCCTGTTTCTTCTTCTATATCTTCTTCACTTTGAATTGACGTATCAACCTCTGTAAACTCTAGTGGTTGTAACGTAATAAAATATAGATTTAAAGCAATATTGTTATACGCTAGTAGTTTATCAAAACAATCAATTAAAAGTTCTTGAAAAGGTCTTATAACAGTATTGTCCATCAATAAAGATGCAGTCTTAATTTCTTCTGCGTTATTACCTAAACCCGAACCGTCCTTAATTCCCAATAACATAGGAGAGACAATTCTATGAGCAACCATTATTTTTTGAGTTGATTCACTAGATAAAAACTCATACTGATTGTGAGCATCTGATATTTGTATAGGAGTTACATCTGCCTTGCTTTCAGCGTTATCATTAAATGCTAATATAAATTTACCCGCATTACTTGATCCCGAAAACTTAGCAGCAATCTTACTTTCTAATAATTCTCTTTCTTCTTGATTAGGAGTTCCGTTGTTAAAATTAATTAACATATTTGGAGACAACCCATTCATAATATTATTGATATGAAAATTGCTTATCTCTTCCTCTAATTGAGCGTATTGTATTCCTCCTTGATAGTCTACCGGACTATAATAATAAAAACCTGCTCTGTAAGGTTTAATGTAATAGATTTCAATTCCTTCTTTTGACATACCAAATGCAGGAATCCTCAAAGGATTGTCACTTGGTTTTATTTTTGTCCAATCTTTATAGTAATAGTAAGCAGGAATTTCACCTTCATCGTTTGCCTTCTCTGCTCTTAAAGTCTCAACAGGCATATGGGTTAACTCAACAATCTTTGATCTATCCTTAGAATAAATAACTTGTATTGCTGCTTGTCCCATCAATTTTAGATCGTAACAAACCTTCATAACACAGTCCTTGTGAAACAAAGAAACCATCTGAGCATACTCATCGGGTTTATCACTTGCATCCGTTGCACCTAATCCCTTGCCATAAATTGCTTGACTTATTCCATTGATAGCAGCGTTATTTGTCGGACTTCCATTGTATCTGTCTATTAGATATTGAAAGTAATTGTTATCTTGTCCATAAGCAACCCAACTCTTATTTGTCACCTCTACTATTTCGGGACTTGTGTATGTGTTTAGATTAACAACACCAAAAGTAGATCCATTTATTGAAACCCCTTTTGGTAAGTTTTTATTTCTTTTCATATTACTATGTATTCATTGTTGTAAGAATCGTCAGAGGTAAATTCTCCCTCGTTTAATTTATAGTAATCATTGTTGATTTGATTAACTGTTTGATCTGTGCAGAACATTCTATCTTTAAAAATAATATCTGTTCCCGAAACCAATTTAAAATCATAAAAATGATTTGAAACCAAAACAGGGGAAAAGGTATTTTGAAAGGTTACATAATTACCCGAAACACTTGCTCCTGTAATATCGTAGCTTACACTTACGTTTGTTGAATCATCTCTTATAATCATTGTAAAAGTTGTTAAACTGTAATCACGAGGTATTACATTAAATGTTTGTGAAGTCGCTGATGTCGTTACTAGAATCATATCTATATAACGCAAAAAAGAATGAGTTTTGTTTTATGATCCACAACCAACACAATCAATCTCAGAAGAACTAGGTTTAGAACCATTTATTTTCATTTTTAAATTATGAATCTTGTCTTTTATTTCCATATCAGTAAACATATTTCCTGTAAGTTGAGATTCTAATTTTTGTATTTGATTTTTTAATTCTGCGAAAGATTCTTTATTTTCTTTTTCCATTCGCTCTAATGATTCATAAATATGGCTACATGTTTTCTCAAGCAGAGCTAATCTTGTTTCATTCGTATCTTTAAATTGTGCGTTGCTCATAAACATTTACCTTCGTGAAATCCGCCACAATATTTGCAGCGGATGTAGGCTAATAGGCGGCTCATGTTATTCGACAAATCCATTAACGCGCAATGTTAATCGATCATTACATTGTATGGCATACTTATGCGATCTTTTATCATCAATCCCATAATCTGTATTGCCATATACTTTAATAATTTTGATTTTTTCCCACCCTATCATTTTATTAGATTCTTTTTTTGCTTCATCGCGCGTATTGAAAATTTTCATATCTTTATCTCCGTAGTTAGTTAATGCGGATATGTTACCACAGTAACAACTAATGTCAATACTTTATCAAATAAGAATTTAGCGGATATTCAAAGGTTTACGAATTATTGCGAATTATCCCAGTCCATTTTGATATTAACTTCGACATGAGATGGTGTCTTGATATCCTCGACAAAGGATGTGAGCCAGTTTCCGTGTTCTGCTTCAACAGCTGCGAGTTTATCTCTGACTTGGGGGTCTGTTAGGAGGGTAGTTGCGAGGGTTTTGAAGTCTTTGGGATGGGTTCCGAAGGCGGCTGAAAGCGCCGAAATTGCGACACCAGAAGCCATACCCACGGGGCCGCCGATAATGCCAGCAATGCTAGGCGCGGCAGACTCGATAAGAGGCCATGCATCGGCTAAAATTCCTTTAAAGTTCATTTGTAGCTCCGAGATAGCCAACTATCCAGGAATTCTTTTTCAGTCGGATTTTTTTCTGCGATCAAGCGATATTCACCGGCACGTTCTGAGCGAACGGCTGGCATAAAATAAACAGCGCATTGATTAATGGCGGCAATGGTTTCCAATCCCAAAATACCATCCTCGATGGGTTTGTCTTTTTCCTTCATAACCGACCAGCATGCGCGTTGGGCGCATTTGATGGCGGGAGCTATGCCCATATTCACCGCAGCGTCAAAAATATAGTTGCAGGCATTCTGGCTATTGATCTTGTCGAACGGTGCATTAATCCAGAATTCTCCGAAATAGAGGGCGGTTGCTTGTTCTTGTGTAAGATTTCTAATGTCATCAGGTTGTGGTGCGTCGCTGTTTAATCGATAAGATTTTCGTTTCTCTGGAGTTAATGCTTTTATAAATCGAAGCGAGATACCGAAATTTGTGATGCCTCCTGGGTCTTTGTCATCTTCTGCAAGTCCCCCCTCATTCTTTAAAATGTATGCTACCGCAAGATCAAACT